TCAATCCCGTTTATTACGCGCTGGAAGCATTGGCAAGAAACGATATTGAATCCGAGGAAACCACGGATTTCGAAGATATTAACATCCCCCTTGAACAGGCATGAACAACGCAGAAATACAAATTCAATTCCCACAGCCCGGCGACTGGACAAAGCTCATTATGAGCGTAATCTACGCGGACGCACTGGGCTTTACGCACCTTGACCAGTACAATGAGACCACAGTTCCGGAGGAGCAGATACCTGCAATAGCCAAGGCTATCGAGGCCATTGCCGCTCTTGACGAACAGTGGCAAGCGTGCCAAGTTTGGGCACGATTGGGAGATATTCCATCCCCTTCCAGCCCGACGGACAGGGTGCCCGCAGTCCTTCTGACTGTCGAGGCTACCGGGGATTCCGGGGGTACAAAAATATTTACCCCTGACCAATATCCCCAGTTCGTACTCACTGATAGTGGTACACTATCCTTCTTTAACTTCTTCACAAAAGGATGATAATCATGAGCTTACTCGAACTTCTTGACTTACTTGGCTGGAAGCGCAAGTAGCACATCGCCCCGGAGGCTAACCCCTCCGGGGATTTTTATTGAAATAATTTCTTGACAAATAATAAAATTATTATATGGTGGTGCCATGTCCAAGACATCAAACACCAAACAGATAACCAAGATTATTATTGACGAGGCCAATGGCTTGACACACGTTTATATGTCAGACCTTAGCCCGAAAATAGTTAAAGCCAATACCACGGCCCCAACGAACATTCCTACCAAGAGCGAATTCTCTTTTCGCGATGAATCCGAAGAATCGCAAGCAGTAGTTGAGAAGGCCTTTGATGAGGCATTCCCAGAGGAAGAACAACCTTCCCTGTTCTGTCCTATCTGCGGGGGTCTGCTGGAAGAAAGACGGAAGGGTAACTACGAGTTCATTCAATGTGTGAGTTGCTCACTGGCCGTGCAAGGATGTGATAACGATGACCCGGAGACAGCGTATGAAGAGGCATGGAATAATGCTCGATTCTTCATTGACCATTGTCCTCCGGTTCTGCGTCTTCAACCCGGTGCCGAAATCCAGTACTTCGACGGTATGTTCCGTCGGCATACCGGAATCGTTGCAGGAAGAACCCGCGTCTCCATGCACATCCTGTTGGAAGACGGACGAAGCATTGAACCCGGCAGGATAGTTGAATGGCCGAGGGGAATGGAGCAAGCCGAGTAACCATGAAGGAGAACAATCATGAACGCATTGCATCTATCAACCACACAATACTTCGCGCTTGCGGGCCTTTTCGCGCTTGCGGGTGTAGCTTTCCGCGGCTTAGGAGGTACTGCCCTCACCGAGATGGCCAGGAGGCTGAAAGCTCACTTGAAGCTCATTGGCATTGAGACCAATAGCTACCGGACGAGAGGAAGCGAGTATACCCTATATGAGCGCAAGGAAATGGAGAACATGTACAACCGTATCTTCAATACCTCGGTTCAGTGGGTTATCTTTGGGCTAATCGGACTAACTGTAAGTATCATTGCCGAGTGCCTCTTCACTCTTCCCGCACCTCCGCTTTATGTCCTCTCTCTTATCTCCGCATGGATTGCCGCATGGTATCTCTTTATTGTTGTATCTAACTACATAACCACGGGGGTTTTCATGTGGATGACCCGCTATCGACTTTACCGCGAATACCCAAACATCAAATTCTAACCATGAAGAACAAAGTAAAACTCGGAATGATTGTCCGCGTCGACTACGGCCCTTGCGGTCGCGTCGTGGAAATCGACAACGAACGTTCTTCCTACCCGTACAAGGTACGCTATTCGGGAGGATTAGCGGAGTGGGCCTCTGCTAACCAGATGGAGGAAATTCTAGATGCACCAGAAGAATCTGTCCGCGCTGGTTGCAATAACACCGCCAAACCCCGGCGACCGTTCAAGAGAGGGGATAGGGTACAATTCGTTCCTCGTGGCTGGGTAAGCTACGATGAAGAGCCTATGCCCTATCAGGAGTACGCGGTTTACGATGATGAAGACAGCGACGGCTGGGTAGCTATCGATGGAGTGACCACCAACTACTTCAACACCGTTATGTTCTTTGACCTTAAACTAATCGACTAACTATGACGATATTTGTTGGTATTACTGACATCCTCGCATGGGGTGCTATTGCTCTGTGCGCACTCGCCCTATTCACCCTGTGGGTAATCGAAACCATTAAGAAACACATCAAGAGAAAATGAACGACGAACCAAATTGTTGGACCTGCGCATACCGTGACCTCCCTGAAACCGCGGAACCCTGCGCCAGTTGTGACATGTACTTTAGCCACTTTGAATCCAGTGAACCCACGCAAGCGACGGACACCGCGGCAAGCGAGGATGCACGGAGGTGCTCCCTCTGCAAATTCCGTGATACCTTGCTGGTGCAATCCCCCTGCCAGAAGTGTGCTCTCACTCCCGGACTTCCCAGCTTCACCTCCGATACCAACAAATTGGTAGAGATGGAGATGATGAAGCGGGAAGAAGCAAAGCAGAAGGAAGCCAAGATGGCTGGTCCTACCTGTCTGACATGTAAACATAAGGGGGTATCTATCAAAGAGGAACCCTGCATCTCCTGCAACGGCTATCAGAATTATACCCCAGATGAATCTGCGCCATGTGCCGAAGGTACGGACGAGAACGATGATGTCATCGAACCGTGCAATACTTGCACTCACCGGGATAACCTCCGTTGCAATCCTCCATGCTCTCATTGCCAACAGGAGCGGGGAATTGAGTACCCGGAATATGAAGAAGCGGAAGAGGATGAAGAGGATGTCCTCTCCCCCTGCGCTACCTGTAAGTACGGGGACTTGCCCGGAACCACGGGACCCTGTGCTTCCTGTTTCGACGAGGGGCTGGACCATCCATTGAACTACGAGGAAGCCACGGAATCCGGGGACGAAGGCACCGTGGGTTCCGGGGACGAGGGCACCGTGGGTTCCGGAATCAAAGGAATCGTGCCACAGCATATTGTTGATATGTTTACCGAAAGAGTGAAGCAAGCGGCACTCCGGTTCGTGAACGAATGCAATGCCTATCCCCGTCCCTGCCCCTACTGTGGAGAAATCCCGGAGGTCGTGGAGGAAACCATCTACCCCGGAGAGAAACATTGCTATGTTGTCTGCAACGGGGCCAAGCTTCTTCCTCATAGCATTTCCATTCATGGCCGCACTCGCGAAGAAGCGGCGGCCCACTGGAATAGCTTCGTATTAACTATGAAGTCCCAAGAAAAATGAACAACCACTGGATAACCATTAGCGGAGGGGAATTCATCTTCCCCATTAACTCCATACTAATCGCGGAGGGAGACCTCGCCGCATAACATTTCATCTCATGAACCTACCATACATTGGACAAATGAAAGGGCTTCGCCAATTTCTTATTGAAGAGCACATTCTCTCCCCTATCGAAGTTGGTCTAGCCTCCGACGAAGACCTCATTGACACAGTCCTCAAAAAAGGATTCTTCTTCGCCATACCATACAACGGTGGCTATACGACCGGAGACGAGATTCTTCTAATCCCTAACGACGTATTGAGCCGTACAGCCAAATTCTTTCGCTGAACGTATGTACACACTAATCGGATTCCTTCTCGGTATTCTCTTCTACTACATCATCGAGAACAATAATAACGACAACGACTTTACCCCTGCATGAGAACCAATAGTAGAGGACTAATCGTCCATCCCGGATTGAAACATCCACGGAGGCCACGGCATAGTACTCCCCCGGTAAAGAATATACCGAAGGGCTACATTGCCACCGGGGAGATTGCCGATAAAATTGGGAGAAGCTCCGTGTGGGTAATTCACGCCCTGAACCGATTGAAGGTCAAACACGTTCGTTGCGGCCACACCATGTACTGGGAAGGGGAAGGAGCCAATGACTATATTCAGATGCAGGTCAAAGGCCTATATGACAGTATCCCGGAAGGGTACGTTGATGTAGCTACCGCATTGGAATCTACGGGACTAAAGTCCCCTGCGTATCTGACCACCCTATTCAAGCGGGGCAAAGTTCAACGTGTACGGTATCGTGATGATAGCGACCCTCGCGGTCGTAGGACACGATTCGCGTACAATCTGGTTGACTTGTTGTCCCATTTAGGTTTAGATAGCTCTGACGTATGAGAACGACCTACTCCACAACCAGAACCGTACAGAAGGGCCAGAGCAATCAACAAACCTTGCTCGGTCTCCTTCTGAATATTGACCTCCTTGACCCTTCGCTCCCTCTCGACTATGTTCGTGTCCTTCTGTACATGCACGCCAATGGCTTCGAGCAGAAACATGAGAATCCGACAATAAGTGAGGGCACTCGCATTCCCATATCTTCTCTTTACTCTATCCTGCGCAAGCTGGAAGAAAAGGGGTATCTTGAATACGAGGGAGTGAGGGGGTCGAGGAGACAGACTAAAAGTAAACTAACTCCGAAAGGTATCACTTTCTGTCGTGACATCTTCCGGCCACAAACAATCTAATCAACGACATGGAAAAGAATAATCTCAATGAACAGGCAGAAGTCGCGGCCAAGCTCTATAGCATGGCTGAACTTCCAACCCCGTGGGACCAGCTCACCGCGGTAAAGAAGAAGCCCTACATGAACATGGCGGGCAAACTAATCAAGGGAGAGGCTGACATCTTTGCCCAGCTGACGGCGAAGTACTGTGTCCAGCTTGGTGTACCCGGCAAGTACAAGACTATCATCTCCGGGATTATTAGTGCCGCCCTTGGAGCTTTAGCCATGTTTGGAGCGTTGGGGCAGAGTAGTTGCACCTACGCGGATGTGAGTAAGGACCGCGCAGTTATCTGCAATGGAGAATCCTGTGTAATCGTTAGCCCCGGAAGGTTGACCTTTACGCAGGAACAGCCCAAGACGGATGCAGGTCCGGTAGTAATTCCCTCCAAAGAATACTGCAAATAATATGGCAGAAGAGTACAGCGAGATTCCACAAGCTCCTGACCTCTTTAATCATCCCGTACCCTCGGTTCCCGTGGGTACGGAGATGTTTAATGAGGCCCCGCCATTTGATTCGATGCCGGACCCGATTGCCCCTGTCTATGGGGATAGTGATATAGGGACGTTCCATACTCCGGTATATAATGATGACCCCCTCATGCGCAACCGGGAAGAGAGCATGTTCTCCGTCGTGTATGACCCAAAGGATTCCGGGCCTAACGCAAAGGTCATGTACACCTGCGGTGTTGTCATTGATGATAATGAGGTGCATGAAATTGGTGGTGCGCCGGGGACGTTGAAGGCAGTGGATAGTGGAGAGAAGGCACCATTGGATAAGGATATTATCTGGTACGTAAACGTAAAGAGTGACCGCAAATCTTCTACGGTAAGTAGCAAGAAAGATACCAGCGCGGACTTCTCCGTCCCCATTGCGAGGATGAGCAAGGGCAGGAACGGATATATCCAGCAACTTCACCGAGGTGCTATCTTCATTGGAGGTGGCGGCGGTGGCGGCAAGTTCCCATACAAGGTCACGACGACTAAGGAGCAGGACGCAAACAAGAACTGGCATACCTACGCAGTTATCGAGCCGGGCGGTTTCCGTGATACCGAACGGAAGAAGGTGGAGATTGACGGGTTCAAAGACGGGGCGGCTAAGAAGGAAATCGTAACCGATGGTGAACTTCCCGTACTCCTTGAATGGGAATACACTTGGCCCGCCAATACCGTGACGAACGCCAAGCTGGTTGTTGATGATAAGCCGTGGGATGGTAAGGAGGTAATCACTCCGATTGAGAGTGCCGAGGGAACGGGTAAGAGCAAATGCGCGATTGCCATCCTGACAGTAACGCGAAACCCGCAGGACAATAGTCTCGACGCAACCGTGAAATCCCAGCTGGTCAATACTGGACTGGCCGCCGTCTGGTATAGTGGCTACGTGGACGGAGTAAGCGGACATGTTGGGCAATATGCAGAAGTAAGTACCGTAGCACCATGAAGTCTCACCTCTTACTCCCCACGAACTCGTCGAAGGATATTTCGGTTTTAATGAGGAAGAATAATCCTGACTACACTGAACAATATAAAAGTAGTTTGTGGTATGGAACCCAAGGACCCACGGTTTCCGGGCTTCCTGTACCTCTAGGTCGAGCCGTAGCTATTTCACCAAACGCAACGCATAAACCGGGGATTAAGTGCAAGAACCTTGTGGACGCGTGGAAAGTCTTCAACACATTGAAAGGATTTAATTCCATCGCGCTTCCGGCGAAGTTGCCTAGTCAGAATGGCATTCCCGGAGGCGTCGATGCTCGTACTCAATATCGAGTATACGAGCCAGCACTTTGGTTCGCATGGCAGGGAGTGCCGGAAGGAACTGAAATTACTCCCCATGAAGTCACATTGCAGGAAGCCCGCGATTGGCCCTACTATGACGACGGCTGGCTATACCAAAACAGTATATACGGACCACATTATGGAAACGGATTTATGGATAATATGTGGTACATTGAATCAGAAAGTGGAGCAGTTTATCTGGATGTAAGTATCGATTTAAGCTTCAAGTATGAGAGAAAAACATCCTCTGGTGTATGGCAGACCTTTTCGATACTTGCCTATGTAGGCTACCCCATTAAATATTGGGCGAATGGGAATAAGGCTTCCATGCGAACAGTCACATGGAACACCACGATAGGTGGAGTAGAAGTTGACTGCATTGGAAGTTATTACTGTTGGACCCCCTACGTTGCCGCTCCCGAAATCTCCCAAATGAATCAATGGTTTAAGGGATTACAGTTCACGACACTTTGATATAGCAGTACAACTGGCTTATCGATTTCGTACATCGAAATGTCAGGACGTTAAACTCCCACGGAACCCACGGAACCCACGGCCAAATGGTCACAATGGGTTCCGTGGGTTCCTCTTTGTGTCATACCAATTAAAAATTTCTTGACCAGAATCTTCTCCTGTGTATGATGACGGGCATGGACAATAACTTCCATTACATCATTAGCGCGTATAACCCCTCCCTTCATTGGCCGGAGAGGGAATCAAACCTAATCCATTACACGGTCAATTATCTTAAATCCCTGCACATCCCCGGCGAGCGCATTACCGTCATGTCCGAGGACCTTGGCGTTCTTTCATGGGCCAAAGCGGAGGGGCTGAACGTTGCCCGCGTCCCTGATACGCCCGATGAAGCCATCCTCTCCATCGCCGCAGAGCATGCGGGAATGGACATCATGGTGCTCGATACTCAATGCCCGGTGCGCGAAGCGGACCTTCTCGACGTTATGGCTAGCCAGATAGCTACCGAGAAGGATGTCATCTTCATCTCCGCATACATGGGAATGAAGCGGGCGGCCATCGAAGACTACCCTGCATGGACCAGCATAGTTGACGGTAGTGTGTGGGGGTTCCGGCACGATAGCGACCTGAAAGCCATTAAGAAAATGAGAAGTATCTATTATGTCTATCATGACGCGTTCGCCGGACACTTCGGAGTGAGCCTCGACTACCAATACGACAAGGAGGTTCTCGACATCGCCGTGAAACGCGGCTGGGAAAAGAGCGCAAGCACCTCTCCATGCTCCGCGGATTATCCGCGCCGCGTGCAGATTATGGTTGACAAACCCAAACAGAATATCTAATCTTCATTCACATCATGAACACAAACCAATTATATTTTGACGGAAGCCTCGGACAGTTTATTCGCAAGGCGAACTACGAACAGGTAAGCGTAAATCCCACGTTGGAAGTTCAGCATGGAATGTCCTCTCTCATCCTCCCTCTCGGTGCAGGATTTAAGGGAGACCTCCGGTTTAATTTCTCCCATGCCTCTGCTCTTCTTGGCAACGTCTCCCCGTCAAACCCCTTTGCATGGAAGATTCAGTTAGCCCCGCTCAACGCCGGAGCCTTGCCTGTATGGAAGACAGTCGCGTCTGGCATGACGTCCTCGGTGAAACCCGGAGGCACTGCTGACACCATTATCCTTCCGACCGATATATTTGAATTAGACCCTGCCGAATATCCTGTCGGGACCTACTGGATGACTGTTGAGTTCTCCAATACGGTTGACTGGACCCGCACCTTCCCCTTCACTCTTCAAATCATCTAACCATGCAACTTGATTTATCCCACATCCTGCAACTCTACCCCGTATTGAAGGTCCTCCATTACCAGACAAGGGAGGGATTCCACCATGAACGGTATGACGACGCAGTAGAAGAATTGGGCGGCATTGCCGACCGTTTCATTGAAACCTATCTCGGATTACATGGCCGCGACTGGACGGTAAAGCCCATGTCGGTGCGCCCCGTGTTGCCCGATACTACTACCGAGTGCATTCTCCTGTACAGAAATGTCATCCTGCAGGACCTCGTTCCTTACCTCTACACCATTGCGGGGAATGAACCCGCGCTAAGAAAACTGGCAGAGGACTTCGAGCAGAGTGCCCAAAAGATTTACGGACTACTGAACAATTACGTCTAATAGAACCCATGCCTACAACAACTCGCGTCCGAGAATTTTTCCTCTGCTCCGACGGCCCGGAGAGCAACCCCGAAGTAATAGCCACGGTACTTCCACGGCTTGACGGGGTTTGCTCTCGCGCCCGGTCCTTGACATGGGGCGTTATTGCCTATTCCCTCTCTCACTTCAACCTGCCATTCGGTGTTGCCTTGGAGAACATGAGGAATGGTTATTGTGCCCGCGTCGTAGGAACGTCTACTGGGGAGGAAACCGAAGATGGGGATGAAGCCGCCGACGTTACCCCTTGGTTCATCCTGCAATCCTTTAAGACCGAGAGCGGCGAATGGGACTACCGTTTCATGGCGTTGGAACCAATAGAGGCAGGAGCCGCCCTTGATATGAAGAGGGATTATCTCCTTCCCGACGGATGGTATAAAGTCGGAGAAGAGGTAACTCTTCGCAACGATTTCATCGCTTCCTTCTGTTGGGAGATTGCCATTCCCGGCGACCCTCAAAAAATAGAAACCGCCAATGTATAGACCAATGAAGAAGACCAACGAGATTAGTATTGTAGATAATAAGAGAGTAGGAATCCTCAAGGTGAAATATGATGGAGATACCTTTGCCATCTTTAACTATTGTCGGGAGGGAGACGAGAAGGAACAGTGTTATCCCACGCGCGAAAGGGCGGTAGAAATGGCGAAGATGGTTGCTCGCCATCTCATCCACACGAATCCTGTTATGACAGAAAGGGGTATTGACCTTTACCCGACGGACTGTACAATCCAAGACGAATAAATCATGAACGATAAAGTAAGAATTTTCGAGAATAAAACGCTCGGCGGGTTTGAAGTGGAATATGATGGGAATGCCGTTGCCCAATTTTTCTACTGCACAGAGTGGGACGAGCGGGGATTCATGACGCGAGACGCGGCAAAGAAACTGGCAACGAAGATTGCCCGCTACATAGTTAGCAGAGGAACAATTCACACAACCAAGGGAGTAGCACTTGCCCAAATCTATTTCAACATCGATGAATAACGATTCAGATACCCGTATTTATGACCTCCCTACTAGCGGAATGTTCCGCGTCATGCACAGGGGAAGTTGCGTCGCCGTTTTCAACTATTGCGTGGCAGATGAAAGCGGCTTCTTCACCAAGAAGCAAGCTAAGAAACTAGCCGACAAGCTCGCCCGCAAAATCGAGAAGAGCACGGTCATAGAAACAAAGATGGGAATCAAACTTAAAAGAAACAACATCGATGACTGACACTCTAAATATTACCGTCGTAGATGACCCCGTTACCGGATTTTTCTGGGTCCTGCTTGAAAACCGTTGCGTTGCCACCTTTTACTATTGCACGGAAGGCGAGGAAGGACTTTTCACCAAGAAGCAAGCCAAGAAGCTGACCGAGAAGCTAGTCCGAAAAATTGAAAAGAGTACGACCATCAAAACCAAAAAAGGATTTAAACTCGTTAAACGGGAAAGGAACAACAATGACCGACGATAAATATCTACTGGAAACCTTCTTAATGGAATACCCGCGAGCAGGAATCATTGCGGTGATTCATCGAAACTACCGTATTGCCATGTTCCCCTATCGCAGGAAAGAGGATGAGAAGGGACTTCCGACAAGGGACTGCGCCCTCAAAATGGCAATCGAACTTCGTGACAAGATTAAGAAATGCACGACGGAAGAATCTGACACGGGGATTACCTTCGTCGAAAAGGAACAACATCAATGAATAACAAACGCAGATTCAGAAAGGGAGACCTTGTTCGGTTCATCAACACAGGAAGGCATCCAGAAATATGGGAGAGCCTAGCGGAGGGTTCCTTAGCGTATGTTCAAGGCGGGGAAGATAGAGACCACTGCATCCTTATCAAGACCGAGGACAACGAAGGGAAGCGGTATCCCTTCTATGAGTTTGAGCTAGTGGAAGAGACCGAACATGAAGTCTTCGTCCGATACACACGGGACGAGGCTATCATCCTCTTCAACTATCAGCCCGTTCTCCGCATACCTACCAGATATAAGCTGGGTGACCAAGAGGTCGATATGTGCGAGGAAGTAGTGGACTGGGCTAATCAAATCGTTGAGGACCTTAACGAGCATGTCATATTACCAGATATAAACAAAACCAAAAACGAAAATGAAAGCAGGACCCGGAAAAGTTAAGACCAGATTTAAGTGCGGGGACATCGTTCGCAGAGTAGATACGGGGAGATGCGGGACCTGCGGGGATAGCATCCCAACAGGGTCTATCCTCCGGGTAATGTCCGACGAGGATGTTGCTGGTGTCGTTCGTGTCCATTACCCTCAAGCGGATAGTGAAGACGAAGAGATACAGGATGTCATGTGGTATGAAATCGAACCCGTACCCACGGAAGCCAAGGTAGAAGTAACCTCGGATATAGTTCGAGTTAAGTTGGACACCTATGTTGTCGCAGGAATTACCAACGAAATCCCCACCCCGTTGGGCACTCTTCATTTCAAGCAATGGGGTGAAGAGATTGCCCAGTCGATGGCTAACATCATTAACCTTCAAATCTCATTGGGGAAGCTAACCCCTGACGGAATCAAAGTAGAAAAAACTAATGACAAGGAAAGACAAGATAAAGGAAATACAGAAGTGGGCGGGAACTTCACCCGACGGTATCCTTGGTGATAAGACCATTGATGCTATATGGAAGAAGATACAACCCACGGTTTCCGTGGAACCCGATGAACAACCCAACGATTCCCCGGTATCCGCGGCATACGTGTCCCCGGCAGAGCTTGTCCGCAAGGGCATGGCTAAGAAGATTCTCAACATGGAGGATTACAAGATTACCGGGCCGGAATCTCTGCGCGTAACTCGCCTCCCCTCTGGCGACGGCGGCGGCACGTGGGAGATTGCCGGTATCTGTGATGGGATTGAACCCAAGGAATTCAATCTAATCAAATCCATGTTGGACCGGGGCGATAGAGAAGCGGCATGGGATGAATGCCTCCGCTATGTTCTCGATAATACGGAACCACTGGTTGCCAAGGGAGTTGCAGGAAGCTACCCTATTGAATTCATGCTCCGCGACATGACCTTCAACATGGGTGTGGCGGGAACGACTAAGGTCGTCCAGCGCATGCTCGACATTGGTATTGACGGCAAGTGGGGGAAAAATACCCAAGCCAAATGGACACATGCCATTCAATCATGGGATGAAATGGTAGTCCTCGATTTGCTGGACCGTGCTTGTCGTGCCCGCTATCATTCCATTGTAAGGGCCAATCCGGTGAAGGAAAAGTTCCTTACGGGCTGGATGAACCGATGCGATGCACGACATGCTTACGCCCTAACTCTGTTGTCAAGGAAATAAGTGGGGAATTTTCTTGACCCGTTAAACCCCAAATGATAACATGGCGGCAAGATAATTCCTTGCCGCCATGTTTAAATTCGTCGCACTGCTTAACACCATTGACGGCAACGTGTGGGCATTGTTTCTCACTCGCATTGTCGATGAAATGTCCCCCGCGTATCTCGTATTTGTGGGAGTTATTTACGTGGCAGTAAAGCTGGCATATAAGTACCTCTCAAAAAAGATAGAGTTTAGTCTTGACAAGGAGATGTCCTTTCTCATATTATTGCAAGAAGCTCTAAGAGTTATATCCGAGTTGGATGATTCTCTAGACCAATTACATGGAAAAATAGACAATCTACGAAGCGACCATGAAGAGATAATCGACCGCGCCTTCTGCGCTATCTCGCAACAAGATACACCCCCCTCCGACAGAAATGAAACTATTCAATCTGTTCCGAAAAAGCCCCGAGCAGGAACAACTCGAAAACGAGTTGTCTCGGAATCTTAGTCAGTTGCAAAAACGAATTCGCGCGTGTGGCGAAAAGATTCATGCACGGAATCAATTCTATGCCTCCCTTCCTCTTGGTCGCGAGGGTGAGCTAAAACTGCCCAGAAACCAATGGGCCTATTTTTTACGAGGGAAAGTAGGAATTCGTTATGACGGCGAGACCCTTACCTCTTCGGTTACACAGGTTAAAACTCGTGAAGAAGTTCAACTGCCAAGAATCATTGACGCGGAGAGAAGCCATAAATTACTTGTCATACGAGGATATGTTATTGACAGGAGAACAAACCGCACCTATTATCGGGGCGAAACAGTAAGTTTTCAGCGGGGAGAACCAATGCAATTAACGTTGAACGGACATGTGCACATGTTGTGGACACCCCCGCTTCCCGGTGCAATCATGTCGTTCTATCAAACCAATATACATGGCCTTAATTCCTAACACTCCGGCCTCCAACCCACAGCCTCCGACGATACCCATTGGAACCACGGATTCCTCGTGGCGCAATGGGTTCAGTCCTGACAGGCCAATGGGTGAGCCGATAATTAACTTTCCCACTCCTGTGGTAAAGAACGTGATGTTCTTCGTTGAGAGGATTGCCAAGAATCCCAGCGAGATTACCATTGAATTGGGAACTCCGTTCGTACCCACCGCAGGTACGACCTTCCTCCCGTTCATGCGGGATGCAGTTCTCGTGCATGTCGAACCCGTCAATGAGGCGGCGAGACAGCACGTTTATCGTTTCTACTACATGGTCCCGCCGGAACAGCAGTTCCGATATAACATTCAGGACATGAAGAAAATCCGTGACGGCTATACGTTGAAAGATACTGCCGCTACGGGTAAGTTCATGGGGCCGGATGCAGACACGGAAGAGTTGAAGGACTTCTACGAGATTACACGGGAATGGGTGGAACCCACGGATTCCGCGTATGCCCCGCTCCCTCTTGGCTCGTTTGACCCCAGCAACGAAAAGCTTGACCCTGACTTCTATGACCAGCATTTCTACACGGCATATGATGCCCAGCTGGTATATGAAGAAGTAGCCCAGTTCGAAGAGGAACACCTGCGCAAGTACTTTCGTAAGGTCATCCGTGTGTATAAAACCCTGCCGGGACCTGTGGTTAAAGAGTTCGTCCCTTATAACATTTGGCAGAAGGGAGATACGGTGTGGGATGAAGGTGGTCCGGGAACGTCCCTGCCCGAATCTGAATGGGTAGCACAGACTGCAATTAAGTTATCGAGAGAGGTCTGGGCCGCGCCGCTTTGGCCCGTCGATGGTGGAGGGAAGGAACCGGGTCAGGCCCGCATTCCTCACATGCCCCTCCTTGAACTGGACAATAAGCCCGTTAGTGCTGGCTGGGACAAGGGCAGTTATCCGAGTACGCAGATGTACACCCTTGTATCTATGTACAAACGGAACAGTAACATTGCGGAGAAAGAGGAACAGAACAGCCTCTCCGGTAATTGTTGTAACCCTGATTCCCGTTTTGTCCGGTGCATCAATACAACAGTGACGACTAGCCAGTCCGTCGACTGGACAGCGAACGGCGATGTCCCTGCGATTGACCCTCCTGACCCCGGCGAGAACTGTAGCCAATGGCGTGTAGATTCCTCTGTGGTAGTACATGAAGGATATAGCCACAAGGAAACGCGAAAGAGTTGCACCACCTACGACCAGATTGATGAATTCTGGGAATCCTCGTTTGACAGGATAACCAATCAGGTCTATCCTGTACTGCGGAAGATTGTACATAATCCGAGCACTGACTTCGATACCGATTGGCAGAAGGAAGGATTCACCAAATACACGGATGCCGTGGGCAATACCTACTATGGCCGGAAGTTGGAGAAGCCTGTTACGCTGGTTCCCGTCACCGTCCCTGACATGAGGTGGACTACTATTGAAAATGTGGAATCTTGGGACCTGACGGTTCAAGAAGATTCCGTAACTCCTACCGAGATACTGGGCATTCCCTATTTGAACTACGGTATGAACGACCCTAACTACCCAGAGTACCAAGGTTTTATGGGCGTTAGCGGGATTCTTAGTGCTCAACCCAACGGTTCTAACTCTGACAGGGGAGGAAACTTCGGCATCTATTTCCGTGATAAACGATTGTGGAACCTGTATATTCAGAACAGCTATCCTACAACTTATTCGCCGGGGACCTTCTGGCTTGACTACGCATACTTTGCCGTCAATCCACAAGGCCCGTGGTACACCGAAGACGGACAGGTTAAGATAGATATGGAGACCGTTATTCAGTCCACCCTGTATGCCGAAATTGTTACGGACGAAACTTGGACCTTCCCCGTAGGAAACGCCCAAGGGCTTACCTTCTTTCAACGAGATGCTTCGTATACTTCTGAAATGATGTTCTCCGTAGGGTCGCTTCCTTCCGGGATACAGGGGGCATATCTGGACATCCAACATGGGCGGCTTAACCTAGTAGTCATAGCTAATCCCAGAGGGTCTGCAATCAATGGCACTATTCCCATTCTGATTAACGGTGAGAAGGCGTTCGCCATTGACGTAGAAACCGTGGACCTAGATACGCAAAAGGTTCTTACGGTTCAGAGCACCACTACCGCTAAGCAGGAATACCATGCTGGGGATTATGTTCTCAATGCGGAGGTAGTCAATAAACTGACGCTATCCTACAGTGGGCAAAAGTTTCCCTATTTCCAATTTAATCTTACCCTGTGCGCACTTACGGGGTCTACCTTTAAGAAGGTCGCGACAAGCGACAAGATTCAACGCGTCGTCCTGCGCCAATGGGTGAACCCCTGTTACGCCGTAGATAGTTACATGCAGATTCCGGGAATCGGGTACTACAAAAAATATACCACGACGATGAACTACAGTTTCCCTGCCGTGTTCGGTTCGGTTTATTGGATTCCGTGGGATACGAGGCCCGACCTCTCCGGTAGACAGGAGGGCAAGTACTTCCCGCAGACCAAGATGATGAGGGACAGTTACTCTGGCCCCTGCACCGCCGTGGTAGAGGAAGCCTTCTCCCCCGACGGAACATGGCCTAAAGGCTGGGGCCTTGGGACGTCGGTACAGTTCACGACGAACAGTGGGTATTTCTCTTCGCCGCTTTGCGATTACCGTCTGCCCGCATGCCTCCACGGCCCGCTGGCTATAACCGTAACCGTTGGCAATCAGGACGCCAAGTGGCTTCCCGGCGCGTTTAATACGAACTTTCCGGGGACTACCCACACAGATTGGAAACCCGTGACCTCCTATTACGCATCCCCGTGGAACGGAGGCATGATGTGCAAGAAAGTAACCATTTATCCACCCAGTTAAGCTCATGGCATTTATTACCAAATCCTATTTGACCTATCGCAATGTTTGTGACGAGCTTTGCATGCTCATCACAAACCAGCCGCCGTCCAAGTCCAACGTCGACTTCCGTCGTATATTGAAGGAAGCGCAGAACCTCCTGCTCAATGAGGCCACGGTATCCCCGGATTCCGTGGATACCTTGGACTTTGAAGGAATCCCTCGCGGGGGTTCTATCTCCCTGCCCGAAGAATATGATAGTATTGTCGAGGCATGGTCGCCCAGCGGCAAGAAATACAACATCATCGACCGGGCCATGTTCGAAAGCAACACTTGGTTCCGTTCCGAATATCCGAAGCACGATAGCGGCTATCATGCTATTATGCTGGACATGGGGCTGAATGAACAGAACCTCCGCACCTACTCGGTATTGTCTGGCAGTAACGGCATCAACGACAACCCCGCGAGCAACGTCATGACGGTTTCGGCACGGTGCGCATTGCGCGGCCTGTCCCTTAACATTTATGATGACGCGGCATGGGAGGACAAGGAGGTTCGTATCTACCCCGGATGTCTTCCCGCATTGAAGGCGATGATGCTGGCCGTGGTCTATAACGAGCAGGGCAATACCCAAATGGGGACAGACAGCTACGGCCTTGCCGTCAAATACCTGAATGACCACCTGCGCAAATATCGTCAGGGCACGTATCAGGCTCCGAACATTATTCAGAATGGCGGCATCATGCAGTGCCCCGGACTTAACCTCATGTAATCATGGCTACCAAACGTACAGACATATCGAGCGAGACGAGCGCGAGCGGGGGCATCCCCGCCGCCAAGTCCATTAAGCAGAAGACGATGGACGAGGTGCTTCCGAAGACGAACCCCGACATCCCCCTCCGTCCAATGAATAACAACGACCCGAACAAACCCGTCGACGCGAAGGAGATGAACACCATCGCCGCGGCCAATAGTAACCACGGCATCAAGAACCCCCCCGCATCCGCGGCACCCGCGGCGGCCCAGTCTCCTAGTCCCTACGGGCGGGGGATTACTGAACCAGCAGTGCCGGGAGCGGTTGACCCCAACAGCGCAAGCTATGCGGCTCAACAGCGGGCAACCTATGCGGCGGGCATGCAACAAGCCGCGGCAGGGAAACTCTCTGCGGAGGACAGGCTTATGCTTCGTGGCGTGGACCAGAACATAAGCCGTGGGCAGATGCCTGTCATATCTCCGACTATGCCGACGCAAGCGACGCGTTCCTCGGCTTCCACGGGTTCCAAGGGTTCCGCTCCAACCGCTAGCCCCGACACCTCCACGGCCGCGTTCTATGCGTATGTAGAGAAGAAGCTTGGCTCGGAGAAGTTCAAGACATTCATGTCCATGCCGGAAGCGGATAGGAACGCGATATATAGCAAGTTTGTAGAGAGCCAGACCAAGAACGCACCCGCTCCGGGAACCACCGCGGTTCCCGCGGCGAGAACCACGGCCGCCCCTTCTGGCTCTAGGTTCCCCGCCTCTGCTCTCCCCTCCGGCAATTCCTCCATACCCACGAGCGTCCCGACGACTGCGGGCACTGGAACTGCCGAGAATATGCTACGAACCTTGAGGGATGATACGGCCAGCCCCGAAGCAAGAGCACAGGCGCAAACATACCTCCGCGTCCGAACCATGTACGCCCAGCCGAAAAAGTATGGCAAGGAGATTAAGACCCTCGAAAAATTGGAACGCGCCAAAATAAAGGAATTGAGCAACATGTTCAAGAATAGATTGAATATCCGGGACCCCCGCTTCGCCCGCCAGTACGCCCAGTATCAGGCCCTGCGGAAGAAAGACCCGCAAGCGAGGCTCACCCTCTACACTGAACTGATGAAGGGACCGGAGTTCACTCACTTGGACTTCCGAAAATAAATTTGACATAATACATATTTCACTTGACCCTCGCCCCACTCATGATAGGATGTTGAAGACCCACATGAGTGGGGCAAACTTATTAGACTAATACTCAACAAACATGGCTATTGACTTTAGTACCGCCAATATGTCCGACTTCACTCCGAAGTCGGGAAGCAGTATTGCACGTGAACAGCGAGCCGTAGAAAGGCACGCCGCGTGGCAAGAGACGCAAGCGCAGAAACAAGAAGACAGAAAACAGAAAGCACTGGACCGCGAGCAAAGGCTAGCGGAAAAGAGACAGACCCGTGCGGAGAAAGCCGCAGAAGCCACCGCAGAGTTTGACACCTTTATCGTTAAGTCCGTGGATGCCTTTGCGGAGAAACAGAAAAAGGATGCGGAACACGCGAAGAATGTAGAATGGCAAGATAAATTCCGCGCCCATACGGAACAAGAATGGAAAACCGCCGCGGAAAATAAAGACCTTGACGTCTTGAACAAAGGAAACCGTGGGTACAGCTTTGAGGAAATCGACTACATGAAAGACTATGTAGACCGCGGCGAAGATGCGCTGGTCGATTTGAAGGCCGCCTCCCGTGGCGATAGCGAGGCCATTAAGAAGCTTGCCAACAATACGGGACTTACCGTTGTGTCTTCTTCCGAACTTCCTCCCCAACATTCTGCATTCTTATCCCGCTCTGGCTTCGGAAGTGGAGAGGACGGGAACCCCGTCGTAACGGAAAAGTTCCTCGCCATTGCCGCGGACAGAAACCGTAACGCAAAGGCGGTGGCCAAATCCATTGCCACCACAATGGAGAAGGCCCGGAAGGATTACCTCAACAAGAATCTAGATGTTGTGTCTGGTAAACCTACGGCACAAGCCATCGAGACCGCACCTATTGCTTACACCGCAGAAGAAATAGAAAGCGTCATCAATACGATTAGGCGCGAAGACATTGGCAACTATCGTGCCGCTAAGGCTCTTTACGACAAACACCGCTCTTCTTCGACGGAGGGCGTGCAGAAGAAAACCCCCAGCCAAACGAGCGTGGGGGAGCTTGGCGTTGGCGAATTCTCTGATTCAGCACCTTCATTTACTGGGAATGTTTTTGCTGAACTCGCCAACCTTTCCAAGTCTCCCAGCAAAATGTTCCGACTTGTCCGCGACTACGGGGATTACCTGTTCCGGAGTACGGAAGATATTAAATCCCCGGAAGCCAAGGAATCCGATTCCCTTTCTCCCGCCGCTAAACGTGCAGGGGAAATGGCAGTAGCGCAGGTTAAAGCCGTGGACAACATTGTCTCGCGGATAGAAGAGAGCTACACCGGATTGGATGCCGTGGGACTAAGGGATGCTCTCCTTAACCCCGAAGCAGTAGCTTCTGCGGCATTGGCCCTTGCCCCCGGCGTGGACATGGATGCAGTGCGCGAACGAGCAAATACCTTAGCCACCGAGCGTCATGCCGTGGTAACCTCCGACTACCAGAAAGCAATGGCTGATGCCATGATGGAAGAATTGGCTACAAGGTTTCCGGGGGTTCCGAAGAATATATTACTACAGGCCGGGACGACGAAACTGATTCAGGACTATACCACCAAAGCTACACCGAGAGGCACCCTCATGGATGCAGTCAAAGGCGCACTGGCTGACTACCGAAGCGCGGTAGGACAAGTTGCGGACGTACTTACCTTCCAACCGGGGAATAGTGTGGGCAAGACCACTGACCCAATGAGTACGATGGAATGGAGGAAGGGAACGAGGCACGGCTCTTGGGAGTATGGTGTAGTGGGAGGCCCTACCTTTGAAGTAGGTCCCAAACAGTTGAAGGAATACATGGCCCAGTACCATATTGAAAGTACTCGCGATGCCCTTAACTCCCTCTCCCATGCCGCACGTATGGGTGACTTGGGCGTAGGTCGTGGCAGTCTCTTTGCGTACAACCCGCACACCAAGGAAGTTGATACGAACGCCACACTCGAACTGAACCCCAATGCTCTCTACAATGATAAGCTGATGGACCAGAGCATAGAGGCTCTCCGTGCTAGTGGCGCGGACGAAGGTCTCATCAATCGCACCATTGAGAAGTTCCAGAACCTCCGCAAGAAATCCGCACAGGAACTTGTGAAGGACAACATTGCATTGGACGAGACGCTGGGGACGCTTCGCGATACGTGGCTTGGCTTCAGCTGGCAGTTCAACCTTATCTTGACTGAATCCATGAAGCATCTGGACAAGTACCTTTCCTTCAAGAATTTTTACAACGAACAGAAGGAAGTGGGCAAGAGTGACGAGGACATCCTCTCCGCATGGCAGGAGAAAGGGCAAGACACCGTCAACTCTGTTCTCCGTGGGTTGCAGATAGGTACACACAAGGCAATCGACCTTGGGACAGGTGCCGCCTATGGTGCTCTTCTCTCTGTACAGAATGCAGTTGGCAGTCGTGCGGCGATGGAACATACCCGCACCCTCTGGGACCAGCTGAACAAAAAACAGGAAGCGGAAGCTGAACTTGTTCGAGGCAATATCCTTGCGGATTATACTGCGGAAATCGCTAACCTCGGCTACCAAATGGCAGTAACCGCGGCGACTGGTAAAGTTGGCGGCCTCGCTGGGCGTGCACTGGCACATACCGCGCTATCGCGGTTCGCGAAGGCAACGGCTAACGTTGTAGCGAAGCGGGCAGAAGCTCTTGTCCCTGCCGCCCGTCCGGGATTGGCGGGACGTTTGAGTGGAACTATTCAGCGCAACCTCGACAACCTTGCGGCGTTGAACCTCGAACGGGCAGGAGCTGGAGCCGGGGTAAATCTTAGCATCATCCCGCAGGTTGCACCGAATGCTTACTCCGACATCTTCTATACCATTTATGATAGGGAGATGGAAGGGAAGGAACCGACTGCCGAGAACACGAACAGGGCACAGAGCATTGCCAACAGGCGTGCCCTCTTTGGTGCGGCTCTCGTATCTACTGGTAGTACTCTCATCAACAACCGCGCAGGTATGTATTCCTTCATGCGTAAGATTGTTGGGGCTAAAAACCTTCGCGGTCAATCTCCATTCCAAACTCTTGAACGGAAGATGGCCGGATGGAGAAGCAAGCCATTTAAGGAGATGAACACGAAGGAAAAGACGTTTGCCGTTGCTTCCTATCTGTACAGCACGAGCAAGGCCGTAGTGGAAGGAGCCACCGAAGAACTGGCAGACGAATTCCAAGAATGGGCATTTACCGAACTGGTGAAGAACGGAGAAATCTCTGAATCTTCTGTTGCCACTACCGACCAAGTGATTAGCGGTGCCATAAAGATTGCTTCCCTCGGAGGTATCGGCAGCTACGTTGGTAGCCTCTTAGCTGGTGAAGGGAACATACGTTTCCAAACCGAAGCCGCTCCAACTCTCGATGTAAAGGATGCTACTTCCATGCTACCGGATATTACGAAAGATGCGAGCAACATCATCGAGGAAACGGGCAAAGCCATTACCAAAAACAATGTGCCGGAAAGCTTGGTAGAAACCGGAAAGAAGGTTATCGAGATTGCCGGGGAGAAGGGGGATGCCGCGGAAGTTGCCCGCGAATGGGTGGACAAATCCATTGCCCATGAAAGTCTAGTTGTCTCCGACGAAACCCGCAAGGCATGGGTGGATGGCGCAGTCCGTATGGGTATCAGCAACTTCACCCAGTTCCGCAACCTAGTTGAACGGGCCTCCGAAATACATACCTATGAGGGCAGTGCCGCGGCAAGCTCCTTCATGGCAGAAGCCATTAACGACTTGCCCAATACCCTGTCATTCCCAAATAAGGAAAACCTCGACACCATGCGAACCATGTTGTCCGAAGCCCTTGATGCTATGGGAGACCGGGTTCAGGTTATCGAAGTAGACGACGACCTGTCCATCATTACTACAGGGGACGAGGACCTTGATGCCGCCATTAACGTTATTAACGGATTGACGGAAGCCGCGGCTACCACGGAATCCCTGGTGCCCACGGAATCCCCGGTGCCCACGGAACCCAAGGAATCCCCGGTAGCTATTGCCCGGAAGGAGAGGGACAATGCTATTGCCCCCATCACTGCTATGGTAGAGACGGGAGTAGTTACCCCCAGTTCCGTGGAAACCGTGGATAACATGGATGCGGCAATCGCCTCGTTCGATAGTAATACTGGTGCGTGGCTCTCCTATGGTACGCCATTGGAGCGCGGCGCGAAGCTCGTCTCCTTGAACGAGATGACCGGGATTAACGCCCCCATGATTACCAGCAACACGGGAGAAACCATTGTCATCGCTCCGCACGCAAGCATGTACAACACAGGTGAGGGAGGTACCCCCAGCACCAAGTGGGGAGACAAGGTCTCCGCTCTCAATCTCCCGACGGATGGGACTGGCGCAAATGCCTATGGCATCCTTTCGGACCTTCGAGCTAATGCCTCCCCCGCACAGGCCGCGGCCATTGATGGAGTGCTCCGCGCACTGCATGCCGCTGGTTTGGATGTTGCTATCCGAGCCACCAATGCCCCGGCGAACATCTCTTCACCCGCCAGTATCACCTACATGAACGGCACGGACGGGAAGCTTGTCGGCGGTGTCATTGACCTGTACGTGAACCGGGACAATGCGATTGAAAGCGTAACGGGAACGGTACTACACGAAGTCATCCACCTCATTGACCGTCATCTTCGTGCCACCAACGCGGACTATTCCCAGCGGATGGATAAGATTAGAAGCGCGATTGCAGAGAACTACAACAATATTGTTGATAGTCTCTCCGCTATGTATGATGCTAGCGTGGACATCAATGAGATGAACGCCATCGCCGCGCTCGCTTCTGACCTCAACTATGGTCTCCGCGGCCCGGACGAATTTGCCAGTGTCGCGTTCTCCAATCCTGTCATGAACTTCATGATAGCGGAAGCTAGCGGAGACAATATAACCATCACGGAGTTGGCTCGCTATGCCGAAGCGGCTGGAGGCAGGAGGCCCATTCATGTGCGCCTCATCGAATGGCTTAAGGATTTGATTAGGGGCGTGCAACAAACTGCGGACGCTATGGACGGAACCACCGCCGCAGAACACGCGGCTGAATGGGATTCCTATGTGGCCCGCATCGCGGACATGACCCCCGGCAAGTGGTTCGACATGCCTCGCACTCCGTCATGGAAGGTAGACGATACGGATTATACTATGGGCAACGGGGTAGATTATTTTAACCCGATGGCCTATGAGACTGACATGACCCGAAGACTGTCCTTCGGTCTGGCCGCAGAAATCATTGGCACGAATGCCGGGAACTGGGTAACCAGTATTAAGAACGGATGGCTGGGTGCAACCAAGAACTGGGACAAGGCTGGCATCAATGTTAAGTCCGAGGAACAGAAGCTGGTTGTGCTGGAACAAATGGCCAACGTGAATGCGGCATACGAACGTAGTATTAAACGCATTGACAAAATTGGCAATATGCTTCAACGCCGTGCGGATAAGCTGGGCTGGGATGCCGCTACGCGAAAGAAATGGAGCAAGTCCATTCTTGACATGTCGGGGAATATGGACAACGATATTGACCCTGAAACTGTTGCACGCATTAACGCAGAGGCTCAAGCAGAAGTTCGTCAGCATGAACAGACCCGCGACTTCCGTATCGCGTTGGCTAAGAAGACCGTCACCGATGCCGTCAATAGGCACGCGGAAGCGGTGCGTCTGGCTAACTCCCTTGCGCTTAATAGTGAAGGGAGATTGGAAATCAACGACATGATGCGCCGGATTAAAGACATGAGCGTCAAGGGATATGGTGCCATGCTGGACAAGCAGGTAGCTCTCCCCATGCTTTCCCAGCAGATTCACAAATCGCTCTCCGACCTTGGCTCTCGTATCTCCGCGACGGGGAATGCCAATCTGGATATCACCTACTTTGGCCTTGCCCGCGACACACAAAACTATCTCGCGGATATGATTAACGAGGTGGATAGTCCCTTCTCTATGGATGAACTTCTGGACAGGTGGTCCAACCTTCGCAATGACTTCCTCTATGCGGAGAGTACAAACCATCCCACCATCGGCCCTATGATTCAGGACATCGCTAAGGCACGGGCCGAAGCTAAACAAATCATCCGGGAAGCCAAGGATGATTTCTACGCCGCAACAAAGCGAGCGGGCGTAACTCGCGCTGGCGTAGCTACCCCTGCTGGTTCCGTGTGGCTGAAACGGGACAACGCTATCCTCAATGCACGCCGTCAAAAACAAGCGGAGTATATGGCTAAGCGGGATGCCGCTGAACAGTGGCTTCTGTCACAGGGGGTTGTAGGTCAACTGGTCTACAATGTCATCGCCAATTCCCGTAAAGAAATTGCCGCAACGCAAATCTCTATTGCCAAGCTCATTGGAGATAGCCGCATGGCTGACAACGCCGCGGATATGAATTATCTTCATCGCACCTACATGGCCGTAGGACGCCATGCCGGAGACTTCACCCGGACGATGAAGGACATCATCGCAAACCCCAACGGAGAACTGGCGCAGAAATACGACGGTCTGACGAAACTGTTGCAGGAAGCCGCAATCTCTCATGCCGAAGCGCACCAGAGAGAACTGTCCGAAAACGTAAGCCAAGTGCTGGACAACATGCAGGCATTGGCCGCGCTCCACGACGAGTTGAAACTTCCGCTGGTGTCAGCTCCCACGGGAGCCTCCGCGAATTATAAACTCCTGTTCGAGGGTGTAGCCAAGAACTACAGGAACAGGGAAATTCTGGACTTCATTCAGAACAACTTCGGCCAGGTTCAAATGCTTGCAGATTTGAGGGACGGCCACAACATCAGTGCCATATATAATAAGGCCATGAGCATGATAGCACAGGCAGACTATCGCACGAAGTCAAAGATGACAGAGGCGAAGGAAACTCTGGACATGAATGCCAGAGATAGTTTCCTCGCTGATGTCTTCTCCAGCCTTCCGGGAAAAACGATTGCGGACAAAATTGGCAGTCTTCAATCCCCGGCATCCGTGGCTTCCGAAGTGAACAAGGCCATCCCCACTATCCCGACTTCGGCCATTGACCAGATATGGAACACGCCCGATATGAATGCCGCAGAACGACTGGACAAGACGCTCAATCTTCTTCGCGGTCAGGCTGGCGTTCTCATGAGGATGAACGGCATGGGCAACGTCATCTCCGCTACCGACTTGAAAGCGTTGCAATATCCGGAACTCTCCCGCCTCGCAGTGAACGATGCCATGAAGGCCATTGACGAAGTTCTGTCCAAGAAGAGGACGAATGAAGATGCGCTGGCCCAGCGGAAACGCTTGCCCGAATGGCAGAGGAAAGCTATGTATGAACTTAGCGACCTCACCATTGGGGATGCCATTGGGACGTTACAGAATACCCTATCCATGCAGTCGAAGATTGCCGTGAACCAGTTGCTTGCTGACGAGTATGCCTCCGTACTGAACGCGCAGGGTGTGGTCGTACCCCCGAATTCCACAAACCGTACCTCGGACATGGTGGAAATCTCCTTGAAGAATACGAAGAATGCGTTGAACGGAATGTACGCCGACAAGGATGTAGCCGATGCCATCTACCGCATCTACAGACCGAGCGACGACATCCTGAATAGCAGGACGGACGACTATAAGGAGGTGCGCAAGTACTGGCAGAAGTCCGGCAAGGGGCAAGGATGGTGGAATAAGGCGGGTGGCTTGGCTAACCTTTCTGTCTTAATAGCGAGTCCTAATCCCACGTTACGTAACTTATATGGTACAGTAGCTCAAATGACCCATGCGGGTGCACTCCCATTCACGGGGAGTAAAGACATCGCAAACCTTGTCAGGGACTGGGTCCAGTTGCGTAAGCTATGGTGGCTATCACGGGGCAAGGACCTTGCTTCACAGGCTTCCGCGGATAGACTGCTGGCCGCGGAAGACAGGTACAACGAGAAGATTCGCTACTGGCAAGAGCTTGGTCTGCTGGACGCAGGTCAAGGGGAGTTCCTGCGCAACGTCTGGAAGTCTGACGAGTTCAGTAAGATGGCAGGAGAATTTGAAGAAGTGAATGAGGATTCCTTCTTCAAACTGGCCGAAGCTCTGAACGAGAAACAGGAACGGACGAAGGGCGAGGTGGCTAAGGATGCCGCCAAGATGGCGGGCAAAGTCGTAGCATGGCCCATCAAAATGATGTCCTTCGCCTATGGCTTGCCGGACGCGGCGGCCAAGATTGTTCTCTTCACTAACCAGAGAGCGATTGCCGATACCCAATTAAAGGTACAACTGGCGCGGGCGAAGGGCAAGGCCAACCCCAATGCGCGGGACCAGATACTCATTGACGCGAGCCAGACTACCCAGAGTTGGGATGCTTATGTGGACAGGTATACTGCCCACATGGTGAAGAGCTTGCTCCCCACGGGTTCGCGTACTCCTTCGTGGGTGAAAACCCTGAATATAGGTGCGGCTCCGTTCTTCATGTTCCATTACCATACCTTCCAGTCTGTAGCCTACAACCTTGGCCACGCCATAGGTGAAGGGGTAGACGGTGTGTGGGCTACCAATAACGGCATGAAGAAGGAGGGGGCTTACCTCTTGGGACGCGCTATCCTTCGTACCGCGGGTTCCTTAGTAACTATTTCTGCAACCTCTGCGATCTCTTCCTGGGTTGCCCGACAGATTATCGCCAGTGTCTTGGGAGATGACGATGACCGTAAAATCATTGACGACGCGGAAGTCATGAGGAAGCTGGCAGATAGTGGGCTAATTCCTGACTATGATAAGTTCGGGGACTTGATTGGCATCATAGATATGAAGCGACATGAGTTCGAGTATTTGAACCTTGAATACATGAACCCGTTCAAGACCATCAGGGTGTTAGCCAAAACCCTGCCCAGCCTCTTCATGGATATGGATGTGGACAAGTGGGGGATGAACAAGGTTGCCGAACTGAAAAACCTGCTGGAAAATACGGTGCTTGAAGAATCCCTCCTTCTGAATGCCGCTTCTGAATTGTTTAATGAGGAAGACTTCAATTACAAGCATAGCCTCTCCGGTGATGAAAGCGTCAACGTTCTCCCGGCAGTCGGCAACGCAATCCTGTTGGCCGCAGGGCTGATCCCCTCGTTCGGCAGTGGACATACATGGCAAGTCCTTGAACGATTCGCGACGGTTGCCAATAAAAAGATTCCCTTCTACGGCTGGGCAGTCAAGTCAGGTAAACAATTGTTTAGCGATACACCTGACATGAGTGCCGCGGCATACGGGTTACAGTCCTTGGGTGCGGGCCTCCGTCGTCCGAAGGATTTGACCGAAGCCCTTGCCGCCGGGTTAAAGAATGCCAACGCGGCAGTCACTAAGTCGAAGCGAATGAGCGTCCTTCGTCCGGACTTCTACAAGAGAATGGAATCCGGAGTGGATGTGGAATCTATGGAAGCCGTGGAAACCGCGGATGCCGTGAAGAATTTCACCAAGCTAGTCAATAGTGTCCGGTTTGTTACGGAAATTACAAACATGCTTGACCCCGCTCTGCGGAAGGAAGTTCTGGCTTCCGCGATTGAGAGTTCCGGTATGAGTGCCAAGACCTACGGCGCGGCCATGAAAGGCATCATGCCCTACATCATTAGCCCGCAAGCAGGACGTGAGGCTATCGCGAAGCTCAACCGTGAATTGCAGAAGTCTAATACCACGGACGAGGGCAAACGCCTAATCGAAGAGCAGAAGAAACTCATTATCAACCTCATGAGGAAGGGTAGCATTCAGATTGATGGGGCATTGAGTGTGGAGGAAATTCATAATCGGATGAAACAGTAACCCCTCCGTTTATATCCTTGACCTTCGGGGGCATGGGAGATATAATTCTCCCATGCCCTCTTTTCGTATAGTACCCAATCATATTATGGCCACCCCTCCGGGAGGCTGGAAGTTTGTTGTCCCCGAATCCATGAGTGTCAGGCTCAAGGGAACCAAGGTTTCCGCGGGTTCACTGGAACAACTCCGCAAATCAGTCGCCCGTCTCTTCATGAATAACGGAGAACCCTTTCGGGTTGCGCTCTTTGAATCAGAGCTTTGCGCTTCTCTCCCTCCCCAGTACTGCACCACCTGCGGTGATAAGGGAATTGAATGGAAGGAGTATGAACCCATGAGTGCCAAGAAGATATTGGCCTTCTTCGGTACTATGGTTCTCTGGTATCGACGGGGACACAGGTTTGTAGACGAGGCAGAAGCTCGCCGCCGCTATGCTATCTGCGCTTCCTGTCCGTATGCTACCTCTACGCCTCCCCCGGATTTAGAGAAGCAGGGGTGCGCTACCTGCGGTGCCGAAGGAGCTGGCCGCAAATTCCTCAAGGAAAAAATTTCCGGGCTGGCAGACCTGACTAATGGGGCGGCCCCTCTCTATTGTACCTTATGTGGTTGCGACCTATCAGTAAAGGCTCACTTCGATATTGAATCTGACTGCTGGCTAAAATAGCTCTTGACATTATTTCAAGTTGATACATACTTCCCTCCGTATGAACTCAATATTCACAGCAGAAGAAGCTAGCAAGCTCCCCCTGTATAAGGGATGCACGGTGTTCATTAACGTACATTGCGGTGGCATGCCCACAGTGAGAGCCGTTGAAGTATCTGATGTCGCCTTCGAATGTTTCGTTTCTCGTGTCAGAATCGAATACATCAACCACCGATTCAGAACCATAGATAATGGCTATCTCAACCACACTGTCTTCCTCACCTATCAGGACGCGGCCAAGCATGCGTGCCACGATTACGTCGAAGAGATAGAGAGGCTCGAACAACAACTCGAAACCAAAAAGAAAAAGCTCGCCGAACTGATGGCGAGCATTGAGAAAAACGAAGTTCCTGTCAGTTAGGTATTGACATCATAGGTACTGCATGGTATAAAGAACCCGCAACGACATCATTCTGTTTGGACTGTAAGTTGTTTGGGTTCTAAGCGAAAACCCCGGAAGGAAATATCTTCCGGGGTTTTTGTTTTAGTTCTGTTTCGCTTCGAGGGATTCTATTAGCTGGGTAATCTCTCCGATACATCGTTGCAATTCTGATGCGGGGTTTACCTCAACCAACTTATCATGCGCCCAGATATAGAAGAGCCGTACCAGAATGGAATCTTCGGGACTACGTTGGTAGCTATGGCTCATCACCGTGCGCCTGAACTGTTCAAGGATAAGGTAAAGGTCAAACGTTTCGAACACCTTGGACCAGTGCTTAGCGTGGTACTCCAAATACCATCGTGCTTTCTTGAGGTCTTCAATACGGTTCTTCTTGTACTGTGACCGCATCAAATACTTGACGGCGTTCCCTAATGCGAAGGGAAGCTTGCCAGTAATTTCTATGGTCTCGATTCCGCTGGGGTGGGAGGTGTAATGCTTCGGGTGGTTGACGGCATCGTTCATGGATTCCTTTCCTTCCGGCAGGTCAGGGAAAGCCTGTGAGTTTACCTTGGTTGAAACGATTGCGTTGATTGCTTCGTGAGCGTGCATGTTATTTGGTGAGGTGCTTGTAAATTTGTTTGTTGATATATTTGCGAATAGACATCTTGGCTATGACGAAGAGGCGGGGAGAGGGTAGAGTTAAACATCCTTCTTTGACTGTCCACTTCCTTGTAATTCTCCGTGCGAACTTGTACGCCTTCCTGCATATTTCCAGAGCCGCAGAGGAACTTCCAACAAGAGCCACAGGAACTCTACTGTTGATGAAATAGCCATGAAATTTGAACTGGAAGAAAAAGGAGTTGTCCTCCTTAATCCAGCTAGGGGTTTCATCTGGGGTAGTTTCTCCAACTGCACCAGTAGATATTTTATTGGACGCAAGGATGCGACCATAGGTTAGTTGTTCCTCGGTCAGTTGTTTCTTCGACCGGAGAGAGGCATGGATAAGTTGCTTATGTTCAGGCATGATGCGAGACCGAAGCTTGTTAGCTTTTGTCTCCCTCAAGAACTTCCTTTGCTCCGCGGGGCTATCTCGATACCAGTAAAATTTGTCTCCATATTTCTTGCACTTGAACTTTCCTCTTCGACGCTTCCCATGAGGGTGTTTCATGTTGGCCGCCATCTGTTCCCGATACTTCTTGAGACTTATTTTGCTCATAGTTCTGGAACGGAATGAAGTCGGTTAGTATCAACTGGGATGTCCTTGAATGCCCATGCGAGGTCATACTTCAATTCCATCCTTTGCCGGAGGGCCAGAAGGAGCGCACGGATTTGCGGCTGGGCCGCACCGTCTAGTCGCATACGGAAGATGTGCCTCCACTCGCGGAGGTTAGCGGTCACGCCAATCACCGTAGCCGTGCAGTTCGGAAGCAACCCCCGCGCCTCTTCGGGAGGCAGTCCTCCTTGGACAAGTTCCACGTACTTCTCCGCAAGGTTCTGGCAGGTATCCTTAAACTCTTCAATGGTCTTCGGGTCAACCTTCTCGTCGCTAAAGAACTGCGGACGGACGAAGCAAATGATTCCCTTCCGGGAGTAGTTGACGTACCTCTGGCTCTCCATGCTCACGCTCATGTGACGATGACGGACAAGCTGATGTGTCACCGCTCTATCCGTCGAGAGGACTGCCGGGATGTTGATGTGCTCGATGACACTTTCGTGTCCGCGATTTATGATACGGGAGAGAAACGCAATGGGGTCGCCCTTCGGTTCGCTTTTATAGCAGATACGACCCATTATCTCTGCGGCCTCAACCTGTTTATCTATTACTGATTTAGTTAGCGGAAGTGTGACTTCCTGATTTATCCATAGAACGTTCATGAATGATATGTTTGGCTTTGTAGTTTGCGAGTTCAAGAGTGGGGAATGTCCATCCATACTGGCCCCACTCACTGGTGCTGGGGAGGTATTCATCTCCGGCTTTAACCTTGATGAAATCATTGTCCGCTTTGTGCTGACGGATGATGACAACCTCATAATTGTTTACCTTCCCGCTTCCTTTATGGGTTAGCTCATAGATGGCAACGCCCGCCTCACGGAAAATGAGACGACAGGTGAAGGGGTTGCGTGTAAATTCGTTAGGAATTTTCTTCATTTGTAATTGAAGGGTTAATCATTTGCATGAATTCTTCTTCTGTAATTGAAGGAATCTTATGGAGCCTCGCAATCTTTTGCTTGTGCTCCCCTGGTTCCTTACCGACAACAAGGTAGTTGGTCTTCCTTGACACGTTCTCCTTGACCGTGCCTCCCATGTCCTGAACAAGTAGGTTATATACATGGCGAGGCTGGGACAGGGTTCCCGTGATGACGAAGTTTACTCCCCGCAACGCGGTGCTCTTGGGAACATTGCCCTCGGCATTGGGAATATCTCCTGTCATAACCATTGCCGTCATCTCGTTCCACGTTGGCACGGTCTCCATGTAATTCAGAATTGCCTCGGTCATCAGGAGGCCGAACTCCGCATGACGCTTGTTCCTTAAATCTTCGGGGAAGAGAGTGAGGAAAGCGTAGAGATTGGGGTAAGCATAGGAGAGACTTTCCGCACGGGTGCAACCGACGTGGGGAATCTCCATTGCAGTAATCCATTGGGATAATGTTGCATGGTGCTTCCGTTCCTCCACGATTTCAAGGAATCCTCTGTACCCTTGAGTTCCGGGGATTCCGCTAATCAAATTGTCCATCATGCCGGACATGAGAAGCAGGAACGGGTGGTGGAGGTAAGCAGTTTCTGCGGTCGGAGGCTCTACATCATTCTCCCCGGCGAGCAGTTTGTCTGCAATCATGCGTGAGAATACAAGCCCCATGCCATCGATGTCTAGTGCGTTCTTACCGCATGCGTATTCCAGCTTGGCCGCTACCTTATCCCGGCACAACGGATTGGTACAGAAGATGTTGAGGTCACTAGAGGATAACGTGGAGCCGCAACAGGGACAGGTCAGAGGGACAACGGAAACCGTATTGTCACAGCCGCGGACCCTACGAACGTAGGGAATAATCTCCCCTGCCTTAACCACCTCCACGGTATCACCAATGTGGAAGGAGGCCGCATTAGCCACGTTGGAGAGGGTGGCACGGGAAACGTTGGTTCCACCAATCTTCACCGTATCGAAGACAGCAACCGGGGTTAATACCCCTGTCCTTCCTACTTGCCAAATGACATCGCGAAGGGTAGTTTCAACTCCCTGCGGGTTGAACTTAAAGGCTACAGCATCCTTCGGGTGATGGGCGGTAGCCTCTCCCGCATGGATTATAGCGTTCTTCTGGTTCAACTTAAACACAATACCATCAGTGGGATAGGCATTGTCTTCCCGCAGGTGCTTGGCCATGTCCCGGATATATTCATCCGTCAGGGCTTCACCATTGAGGTATACATTGGGGAGGGTTGCGAGGTCAAACATTTCCATCAGCCACCCATGCAGTTCCATGCGGGATTCAACACCCTTCGGGAAGGGACTTGCATCGAACGGGATGAAGGTAATGAGCCAGTCAGACCACTTGAGCTTATTGTTGCGGAGTTGACCAACGGCACAGGCGCGGAGGTTGGAGTACCCCATGCTTTCCACCTGCCCCTCGTTGCTCTTAGCCACAACCACTTCCCCACGGATAGCTCCCGTGTAATTGCCATAACTTGGCGGGGCCATGTAGAGAACCTTATCAAGGGGGATTACTTCCCCCTCGGTTCCGTCGCCACGGGTAACGGCCTTGACGAGCCGCCCCTTTTCAATGTACAGAACGAGGGTAAGGCCGTCATACTTCGGTTCAACCACGACGTCACGTCCGGCAATCCAGCCGCGAAGCTGGTCCATACCAATTCCGTCCTTGCCCTCATGAATCTTGGCGAGAGACAGGACGGGATTGGGATGCCGGAAGGTCTTGGCTCCCCGTTGTACGTCGTCTCCAAGACTATCGAGTTCCTTGGATTCCGGGGAACGGGAACGGAGTTCTTCAACCAGAGTATCGTAAACCGTGTCGGGAATGAGGGTCTTCCCCTCATTGTAGTAGGAGCTATTGAAGAATGCAATCGCTTCCTCCAACTCCTTCACGCTCATGTTTTTAGGATTACCTATCTCCATTGTCGTCTTCCTTTCCGACGTGTATGATACCTTCGCTAATGATTCTGTCAAGCTCTTTCTCTACTGTTTTTTGACATGTTTCCGGGTAAGGAACCCGAAGTAAAATCATTATCATGTGAAGGTACTCCTTCTTTGTTGGTTCTGCCCTATATATCTCTGCTTGCCGACATGCGCGATGGCATACACGTTCAAGCAGGGCACGGGCAATTGTACGATAATCTTCCTGTTCGCTAGTCGTTTCCATTGCTTTATGCTTCGTGGGGTAGGATGATTTTACGGGCGTTGGCTTCCTTCTCGGCAAGCTCCGACTTATCTACGAAGGTAAGAGTAGACTGTTCCATCAGGTTCATGGAAATTACATTGCTCGCCACGGAGAAGAGACGGAATGCGGAGATGCCTCCCTTCTCTTCATCAATGCGGTCCGGGTCGTTCTGACTGGCATACGCTATCAAGAGGTGAATGGCCATGAAGAGGACGAGTGCCTTAATCATGACGTGGGAATCTGTAAAGATATTGCACGCCTTGCCGGGGTTCTCAAGCTCCTGCATAAAGGCAATGTATTCCTTCACAGTGACGAGGTTCTCGGCGACTTCTGCCATGATGAACTGAACTCCCGCCAGCGGCGGGGGTTCAATATCAAAGATGTTGGCGGCGTAGTCCCCCAGTTCAAGAGCTTTCTCGGCAACCGCATCCGCAGGCGCGTCGATGGGCAGGTTGAAGGCAGGGACTGCATCCCACTCCCGTTGCAGTCTTTCCTTCAACATGATAGACTTCGGTTCGGTGAGAATGCGGGCTACCTCTTCCTGAATATTATCAAGGCTCAATTCGTTTGGTTCTGTGGTGTTCATGTACGGATAATAGTATCTGGGTTTTATTACTTGTCAAGAGAAGTTTCTTCGTTTCTGTCTAATTCATTCAGAAGATTGCAGAGACGTTCCATTTCGGTTGTTCCCTCACATGAAGGGTTGACACGTAAGGACCGATTCTTCTTGAAGTCCCAAATAGCTCCGTCGATAACTCTGAACCGATAATGCAGGTCGATTGGCCTGATGAGAAGAAGAGAGGAAGGGGTTACTTCTTTGATAGTCCCTGTACATTTATCCTTAATACCGACAAGAACGGAATCCTTCTCGTCCTCCATTACAGTCCATTTACCTATATGTTCTCTACGAATTACCTCGTCCCCCTCCTTAAACTTCCGAAGAGGTGTAGGGTAACATTTGATTGCTTCTTCATGACGGACAACCCCCTCACCCAGAGGGAAAGCATTTAAGACTTTGTATCTGTAGAAGTTCGGGGAAAGTTCGATTACCTGTCCCACGTAATACTCTCCACCCAGTTCTCTGACAATGTAGTCACCGGGGTTGATGTCCTCGTCGATATATTTTTGATAGTCTTTGGGTTCTAACATATTCTTGATAGTAGTGGTTATAACTTTTCGGATTTCGTTCGTATTGTTCTTTTTGTTCCTGCATTATCTTCCGAGTTAAACGGGAAACCCGAAGGAGTGCAAGAAATTGTCGGGTTAAACTCTCAAATTGCATTGGAAGGAACTCTTGTGGAGTGAGAGGATTTCATCCTTAGATAGCGTGCTCATGTTAAGCACCATGTGGTCAGGCGTCATGGACAGAATCTCCGCACCCGGCTCCGTAGGAAATATACAACCCAATTTAACGGAGCGGGCAAGAGATGGACGAGCCTTAAACATAGCATCGTAAAGGGTTTTGCTATACCTAACGGCGTAAAAATTATGGTAGGAAAATAGGGTGGCATAATCATGGTTTTCTCCGCGCTTCACCTTATGGTAGTTGAGACGAAGGATGCGCACCGTTCTATCCTCATAGGCATTCGGGTCGTAGAGTGTCCTAATCGCAAAGAAGATGCCTGACGTGAATACCTCCCCAATACCAAAGGATTCAATCAGGAATTTGGTCTGTTCAGATTGGAGAATATTATCCTCCGGGTTCCGGGGAATATAGAACTCTCCCTTGACATGGGCAGGAAGAACAATAGGGCTTCCAAGTTTTCCGGTACGACCATTATTATCCCGTGCCCAAGAATGAAGGAGCATGATTTGTTGAGCGAGTGCGATGGGTTTCATATCTGTTTTGTTTTTGTAGAGCCATGTGGGGGTTCTAATTAGAAGATAGGTCGAGTGAATCCCATATCTTCAAGGCAACGGGCGAGGCGATTTGCCTCCAGCTGGTGCCGCTCTAGGCGTCGGCGTATGATGTCAATGCCCCACTCTACCAATAGCTGGAAGACAAACCAGCCTGTGATGATGACGCACCATGTAAGGTACGATATGAGAAGTTCACCAGTGGCAAGGAGATAACCTAAACAAACCAGTGCGCTTACGAGGGCAACAATGCCCACTACCGAATGCAGGTGCTCCACGAGGCTCCACAGGGTATGAAGCCTGTCAGCTCGCCCGATGTGGTGGAGACATTGCTTGCGGAGGATGACGACGTTAGATTCTTTTTCGGGTGTCATACTATAGAGCTATGTGAGAGTTCTAAAGGTTCAACGGAATACGAGCTTCACGGTTTCCAGATTCAAATCGTCGTTCCATTTGTTGCTCGTAAACTTCACCATGCAGGGGAGGAAGAAACGTTCTGCCAGCTTGCGAACCTTTATGGAATTGATATTGTTCATAGATTCCTTATCGGGTGTGAGGAATCGGAAGCGCATAAAGGTGAGGCTACCGTCAACCATGAAGTCCACCGCCCCCGCTTCCTGCGCAATACGCAGTCCCACTTCCTGCCAGTTCTGATTCACCACCGCAGTAAAGTGCTTTGCCAGTTCTATGGCATCCCCTACAGTCAGAGCCGCCGTTTCCGCAAGTTTCCACACCGTGCCATTCCACTTCAACTTGTGGAGCCGGATAATGCACGCGCCATTGTGTGTGCGTTCCAGTTCGATTGCGTAGGGCCGCATGTACGGCTTAACATATGCCGTTCCTTCTCCATTCCATTCGGAAGGCCTGTCTATCCTATGGGATATTACACCTGCCTTAAAAGAAAAGATTGCAGGTTGAAGTTTATTGATTCGATTTGTGATCTTAAGCCATTCCGTGCGGGAAAGTTCATCACGTTTCCTGCCTGTAATATCAATGTCAAATGCAGTCATAATTTTGTAGTGTTCTTTGTTGGTTCTAATAGGAAGAAATAATTTTTAGTATGTATGATACAATCCTTCAAGGATATGTGCATAGGCTTCAACTTGTTCGGTAGGTACGATATGGAAGCCATTGCAACTTGCGAGCCGTTCAATATCCCTCATTTGCCGGGTAGTAGTTTGTGAATATTCTTTGGTTGTAACATACAGTACTTTGCCTCGACGGTCAAGGGTGGCAACGTGCGTTTGATAGGAGAAAAGTCAGTTGCCCTGCCATGACATAGAGCGCAAACGCCGTCCGTCTAATCCGGTTCGCAAGGGAGACTTGCCACTTTCTTTTCTGCCTTCAATGTATTCCTTGCCTAATTTTTCAATGTAGGTTCTCATGGTGTTTTGTTATTTGGTTAGAGTTATTTGAGGGTTCTAATAAATAGGGTAGCTGGGGCGGGTTTAGGTCATGCCCTGTAGGAGGGAAGGGTAGAAACGGTTGTGTGGTTATAGTCGAAGCGAGAGTATTGTACACCAGTCAGGCTTTCAAGGTCTTGCTTCAATCTCTTCACTTGTTCTTCCACTTTAACGGCTTGTGCAAAATAGGCGCACACGTAGTCGGAATCGCAAAGGCGGGTATTTGATTCCTCAATCTCCCGGAGCTTGGTATCAAGGCGAACCATATCATTGAAGATTCCTTCAATGAATTTCTCCATGTCCCTTCCGGTGACAATTCGCTTCTGCTTTTGCGTCAGCTCATTGACGTCAAACTTAAAGGAAATATTCACGGAATCAAACATGCCGGGGAGGATATGATGAAACACCACTTGCGGCCACGTATAGCGGCTCCAATTTATGTAAGCGTGGATTTTAATGTCCGCCTCAACACTTTGTGTAATTGCGGTGGCCAGACAGTCTTCCAGCATCCGGTCTACTCGGACGTTATAGACCTTACCTGCAAACCGGGGGAGGCGTTCGGCCACTAGTGCCAGCATGCGGTGAGTAATAAGGGCGGCCAGACCGTGAGCGGCATTATCTCGGACGACCTGTTTCAGGTTATGCCCCATGTTGCGCACCGAGATGACATAGTCATTCTGATTATTCTCCATGAGGTCATCCCGTGTTTCAGCTACGGCGGCATCGATAGCGGCATTTGCCCGTTCAATAAGGGCATCAATGGCGGTGACAGTGGTGGGGATTGTGATTGTAGTATTCATAGTATTATTCTTTCTATCGGTTTATTGTTGTTTGGTTTATTGTTGCGGGGCTTGTCCCTGTTGGATAGTTTCAGGTTAGCAGATTTTCTTACCTTGTCAAATACTTTTTATATGTATGACAAAAGGCGTATCCTATTTATTTTGAGAAGAGAACAACGAGGGGTACAGGAATATCCAAAAAGTTTCTATCCGTGTAGAGAGTAAAAGAATCGGAGTTTGTGCCATAATACTGCACGGCTCTTTCCCGGAATACTCTAATAGAGTTGCTTCTCACATACGGTTCGGCTTTCGGTTCGCACGTAGGAACGGTGGTTGTGCAATCGGAAAGACGAGCACGGAACCTTTCTGTATTTTCAATCAAGTCCTGCACCTTGTATGCGTTAAACTCTACAAGTTTAATGCTAACGGCATTCTGAATACTGACGTGTTCATGAATCTCATGCTCGTCCGGGTAGTAGTCATAGGTGCGCACAATGCGGCACTTTTCACCTCGGCTATTAACGGCGTTTGATGAAACGTCTTGCGCTTCCGTAGTTCCCCATACTTCAATCTCATTTTCTTTCATAGTATTATTCTTTCTATTGTTTTGTTGATATAGTTGCCACCCTTCCGGTGGCTGATGAATGTACTTTAGCAGATTTTCTTATCTTGTCAAATACTTTTTGTAGAGCGGCGTAGTTATTCAGCTTTAACGGGTTCCATATTCATTGAATGATACGCAGATAAGATACATGCTGAGAATTAGAATGCCGGGTATCTTCTACCTGTTGGACGTTTTCAATGCCGAAAGGGAACCATGCTATCTTTTCCGCTAGCGATAATCTTTCAAGGGTTAAATACGGGGATTCATCCACGGATGAAATTATCATAACGTCATAAGCACCTACTCGATAGATAGAAAACGTATCTTTCAGGCGCATGCTTCCCGGCTTGGCAAACTTGTCCAGTAGTACTTCCGAAACCGCCCACACGGCGGGGGAAAGAGTATACTCTTTTCGGTGCAAGGAATTAAAGCTTTCAATAGTCAGGTGTACTTTGCCATTGCCTTCTACTTTTATTTCCTTTCTGATATGTAATTCTGATATGTCTTTCATGGTCTGTAATTTATGATTGGTTTATTGTTAAACCCCGGAATCCCCGGAACCCGTTGCACCCGATATCCCCCGCATTCCGGGGGCGGGAATTATTCCTTTGTCTTTCTACTTTATCTTTCTATGTGGTTAGAGTTATTTGACGGGTTCCGGGGATTCCGGGGTTTAAATGTTCCATGTGGAACAATTTTGATTCCCCGGAACAAGCCGCAAGTGGTTTATATTCTTCCAGTTGCCAGCGTTTGGCCGTGCATCGTCCGAACCCAGAAATTAACGATATCACGGGGACGGGGGGATACATTGTGCCCGTTCATATCGGTGAAAGTATGTCCCGTTTCTACCAAGGCTATCAGATTGCGGATGACACTCCGCAGGGTTTGATTTCCTTTCAGATACACCTTTACCCGGCTACCGTCTGTGAGCTTAAGTTCAAGGCAGCAGTTAGTCATCCGGCAACCCGGATTTATCCATGATAGGACGGCACCCATAAAGCGAGGCAGGACATAGTATTTTACACAGTCACAGGGCAAGCCAAAGGCGGGCGTGCTGGTGAAATGTGCTTCCGGCTGGTCGTCCACAGGGCAAACTAGGAAATAATCTTTTTCCCACTCTTCAATGTTTTCAAGGTCTTCATCTCTCATATCTTCCTTGCCTTCCCCGTATTCAAGGGGATAGACTGCCCATTCTGGAATGTAATGGATAAGGGCATAGTCCGATACTTTAAGCACTTCCGGTTTAGTTGTAGTCTTCATAATATGGTTGCTTTCTATTGTTTATTATTAGTTTGATTTTATAGAGCGGCGTAGTTATTCAATGGGGAGCGGCGTAATTATAGAAGCTTTAGCTACTGACTGGCAGAACCGTTGTTCCAGATACCGGTTAATTTCCTCCGGGTCGTAGGTACACCAAGCCCCTAACTCATTCTCATTCACCGCCTGCCACAAGCGCACAATGTCAGAATCATCTAATGTGGGCAGGGCGTCCCACGGGTATATGTTAAGCAGGGCGGCAATAGGGCGTGCATGTGAAGGTGATGTGGCGAAAAAGATAAGGGACAGAAGGCCGTCACCGTTTTCGTAGAATGCCCATGCGGGGATTTCATTGTCTTTCAGTTCAATTTGAGTGTTCATGTTATAGTGTTGTTTAGGTTTTCAGTTGTATGATAAATTAGAGCGGCCAAGAAATAGTTTCCGGGGAATCAGAGAGGGCTAGTACAAAGTCAGTTTCAAACTGTCTTATCACAATATATCCGAAGTCCGGTGTATATCCTTTAAGCTTTCCCAGAATGCACCAAGCATCCATTCTGATTTTAATCTCGCTACCCCTTGGCAGGGCGGCAAGTAGCTTCCTTGCTTTTTCGATTCCCTTGCATACCCTATCCGTAACGGTAAGCATGAGGGCGGTATCTTCCTTCCAGTTATGGGGCAAGATTGTCATCTTGTCAGGGTCTGATACGTCCATTTCGTCATAGTCTAATTTTAGTATTTCTTTCATAAGTTATTTCTTTCTAATGGTTTGAGGTTATGCGGGGGCTTGTCCCGCTTGCTGATTTTAGTTTATCGGATTTTATTATCTTGTCAAATACTTTTTTAGGGCGGTGTAATTTTTCAGGGGGAACTTAACGGTTATACACAATCCTTGCGCCCGCTTCCTCCAGTGCGAGGCATAGCGGGTCGGAAATAAAGGCACGGCTAACTACCATTTCGCCGGGGTGGTAGCTTTCAATGCTTATTGCCCGCATTTCCCCCGATTCCCGGCACCTGACAAGTAGGCTTGCCTTGCTTCCGGTTGCTTCCGCTAGTGCGGCGATTAGTTCCAGCTCTTCATCATGTCTTGCGGATAGTTGGAATAGATAGGGGCGTGTTTCCCGGATATGAGCGGCTAAAATATTGATTGCCGTTTTCTTTTCGTCTTCATTCATGGTCTTATTTCTTTCTATTGTTGTTTTTTGATTTTTGATTTTATAGGGCGGTGTAACTTTTCAAGGGAGGTTGGATTTTAGTAAATCTCTTCCAGCTCTTCCCATTCACCCGGCCGGGTGAAGAAGGTTTTAAGTTCCGCATATTCATGGCACGCCCCCGTGTACTTGCTATAGGAAGCCATGTCATAATCCCCCGTTTCCTCGTCATATCGGGGCAATCCCATTTCTATACAAAAGTCTTGATATGAGCCACAATCGGATTTACACAGACAGGCAAGGACGTCATAGGCGGTTGGCGTCTTGTGCTGGTCGGCGTGAGACTGGTAGAACGTGATGAAGATTGCTTGCCTTTCGCCCTTTTGAGGACTTTCCCGGTGTAAGACAATTTCCCATGTACTATGAGGCTCTTTGTCCCACAAGGGAACATATCTTCCCTTATATTTCCCGGTGATTCTGATTCCGCAATTTCTCAGGAATCTTTTTGCGTGTTCTGTATAGATGCTCATTGTCTTATTTCTTTCTATTGTTTAATTGTTAATATGTTAATATGTTAGGGCGGTGTAACTTTTCAGAAATTAAACCTGGCTTACCAGTTTGAGGACAAGGTTTAACCCGTCATCATAGGTGCGCACCATGTGCCGGCCCGCCCCATAGGTCTCACATTGTGCGGGGGTTAAATAGTAGCGGTGAACGAAAAACGCAGGACTAGGCCGGCCGTAGCGGTTAAAATCCCATGAGGCAGGGGCCTGTGAATCGTCCCATTGCAACCATGCAACGGGAACATATCTCTGTGAAGTATAAAGGTCTACGAGCTTATCAGTAGACAAGGCGAAAAGCCACTTGCCCCCGTGAGAGTGGATTGAATCGAAAACGTCATCCAGCGGGACTACCGCACCGGGGTTTTTGACTAGGGTGGCAATCTCGCCAGTAGGTAGGATTGTCCACACCGCCGTGACACGCCCGCCGTCACTATCGCCCCCTACGTAGGCAAACCGTTTCGCCCCCTCGTAAAAGTCCGGGGAATGTACGTCTACCGCCCCCCGGATTCCGGCCGGGTGCAAGTCCCGGAAATGATTTGCGAGGCCCGTGAATGTGGTTGCGGGTACGTTAATAATTTGATTCTTCATTGTTTTATTTTCCTTTCTTCTTTTAGTTTTCGTTTTGTTGTCCGGGGGTTGTCCCCCGTTGATGATTTCAATTTATCAGATTTTCTTACCTTGTCAAATGTTTTTTGTTTTTGTATGACACAATCGTAAGTTATTCATCCGCAATGTTGAAGGCCTTGCGGGCGGCGTATCCCATGCGGTCTGTCTCCATGATTGTCACTAGTTCCCCGGTATCCATTGCACCCCCGGATTCCCCGGCACACTATATATATATAGAGAGAGACGGCACCCCCGGTTCCTTTGGATTCTTTTGGATTTAAATTGTAAATGTAAATGTAAATGTAAATGTAAATGTAAATGTTCCATGTGGAACAATCCGGCAATCGGGCAATCGGGCAATCCGGCAATCCGGCAATCCGGCAATCGGGATTCCGGATTCCGGATTCCGGATTCCGGATTCCGGATTCCGGGGTTGTGGTGGGATAGCGGGTTCAACGGGTTCCGTTGTTGCTATCGGGTTCCGGGGGTGCAACAATATGACGTACAAGATATAGGGGTTTTACATTTTTGTAAAACTATTAGTCCAATATTTGACCATTAATGAGGGAAGGATACCTATACCCCTATGGGTATGGCTTGTATGTTGTTGATACTTAACCAGTACCAGACCGGACAATTTAAGGGCAAGACCGTGCCCCTTTTCTGCCTTCTCCAGCGCCTTCAATTTCAATCCCTATCGGAATAGTAGGAAAACCAAAACCCCGATTTTGCATTATATGTATTATGCGAAGTATGGAAGCGGATTCCTTTGAGCATCAATGAGTTACGCATATCAGGGTGCCAGTGGGAAACAGACTTTGCATCCCCGGATTCCATGGAGACCTACAGACCACTTCATACCATAAGTTTCTTATCATCAGACGGTTGCAACAGATTCCGGGGATTCAATGGGTTGCATGCCGTACCGTTCCCGTGACGAGGGCGGGAGCAGTCCATGGCAGGCGGCATACCGTTTCCGTTGCAATACGGGGACCTATCATACCGATTCCGCTACAGGTGGGGGGATAGGCAGGCCGCTGAAACATTCTGATTCCGGTGCAATCAGGGCAAAAAGGTTCCGTGATGCACCGATTCCGCGGGTATAGGGGGAAACTGGATGCCAAGGAAATCCAAACACCACCACGGTTTCCCAGGCTCCGGGGTTGCACGCGGCCCATAGTAAATAGTTGGGTCAAATTTTTTCCGTGGGGTACGGGGGAGGGGGTACCCTTCTGGGCATGTCAAGCAAAATCGACACGCGGCCGTTCCACGGGCGGGATATACTTCTGGTCTGTTTCAGCCTCATCTGGTCTGCACCTTATCTCCGACTTGTCAAGCAAAATCGACACGCGGCCGTTCCACGGGGGGACGTATCGACCTAGAAGGCGGGCATACTCTTCGGGCAGGTAGTTATAGCGGACCAGCGGTTGTGGCGCGTTCTAGGGTAGGACCCTCGATTAAATTCGGGCAAATTTACTAGAGTGTGGCGGGGTATAGGTAGCGAGATGGTACATTAGTCATGAAACAGGAGATAGGGCACTACCATCGACCAAATTTGCGCACGGCGGGCATAATGCGAGGGAGCGGCTCTCACGGATTTGGCGGTAAAGAAAAAGCCCGCAGGTAGCTTGACGAGACTACCCACGGGCGTAACTATGGAAAATGCCTGTAGAAAGGAGAGTGTTTGGTCCGCTCCTGTGGCGAGCAAGTTCCTTGCTTGGGATAGCCAGAAGCATTGAGCTTAGCTGGTTCGGTTGCCGTTCGGAGCGAACAGGTGCAACATATCACATCAGGGGAGAAAGTCAAGAGGAAATCAGCGTGATGGACGCGTTTACGAATTTAATCCAGTGTGGCGAGGTAGAAGGAGGGGATGGGGTCCGGGTGGATAGTTGTAGCGGAGGGATGGTTGCGGCGCGTTCTAGGGTAGGACCCTCGATTAAATTCAGGGGATTTGGGGATTGTCTGTCATGTGCAACCCGTTTGGCCAATATACAAAGTTCTTGACATTTGTTTAGGGTGTGCTATCCTACGCCAGTTCGTAAGCATTGCAGAACGGCAAGAACCACGGCGTTTAATAGGTTCTGCCACCAAGACAATGCACCAATCCCAAGGCGACGGACTACATTTGTTTGTAGGTGTTGATGGAACCCCGGAGGCAGGTTTATCCTGTTTCCGGGGTTTTCTTTTACCCAATAGCCTCAAAATCAAGGTAAGCGATTGAGAATTAAAATCATAGTAGGAAGACATTAAGGTTAAGGAGCTTGCTCTCCTATAACTGACCTTGAAGGCATTACCAATGTTTAACACAGGTTCGGCTCTTCATAAGTCGTTGAGAATCAGTAAAACCCCCTTCGGCTAACAGAGTTTAACAGAGGCCTAACATTGGCTCTGTGATAGTTAAGTGCTTTAGATTGAACCGCTTCTGAAATCCTAACACTTAACATTGATACCATTGAATATTATATACGTATATAGGGAACCCTATACCCCTTTTCTTATAAAAAAATATTAAAAATAAATATGTATTATGTTATGTTATTTTAGAAAAAAGGACGCTACTACCGTTTCACTATCAATCACTTATGACCTAACAATAACTAATTGACACCTCTGTTAGCCCCGGAACCCACGGAACCCAGAATCCACGGAATAACAGAAGCAAGTTCCTCATAATCAATGGACTTCTCAAATCCTAACAGAGGTGTCAAAAACTTATCAATCAGCCGAAAACTCTGTTAGGGTCTGTGTTAAAACGAGCAACCTCAATAGGTTACAACTACCAAAGAATTGGAACAGAGGGCACCTTTGTCCCAATCCTAACACAATAACACAATAACAGACCATCATGACACAGTTTTTGAATTTTCACTTGACAGCCCGTGTCCTGTCTGCTACCGTGCCGTCGATGAATACATCAACACCACAAAACACTAGTCGGACCGTCGAGGGCCATGTGAACCAGTTTGTGCTGGAGTACATGCTCTATCTGCGGAGTTTCATGGATGAATATCCCATCGCAGGGGTATCTCCCCGCAACAGTTCATGTTGCGACGCCATCTACCTCGAAAATGATTCCCTCCCAATATATATACAGGGACCGGACAGCCGCCCGCTATCGTCTACGCCATTGGTGGCTTTGCTTCAATATTTGGCAGAGCGGCCCTTCGTCCGGTTTACGCTTCCGGCATTCTACCAGCTCCTGGCCACAATATATGGTTCCCCGGTAACCGGGACCCCATTCAACCGATTGCTCTGCGCATCCACGGTAGCCCTCGATACCGCGGATTCCGTGGGTTCCGAGGGTGCCATGTCCACGCTCGCGCCACGGGCTATGGACTTTGTACGGAACCTTCCCAAGAGCAAAGATACGGAGACCATCAAACTGATAGAAGAGAACTTCCATATCCCATGCCCCGTAGCCCAAGGTCCTGCGTCCAATTCCCACTTCATCTATTGGGAGGTGATGCCACAACTGGCCACCGGCACCGCGGGGCGATACCTGAAAGTGCTTCACTTCGCACAAGAAGGGAGACGTAGTCCCGTAGGTATTTTCGCCCTCCATCGTAATGGGGTCTATTCCCTTTCCAGCCTCATGTCCACCTTGCGCGGGATGAACGGGAGGCAACTTATTCAGTGGCCCAAAGAAGGCGGGAAGGAAAGCGCGGAGGCCCGTATAGAAGAATTTGAACCCGTCTTCGCAACTATTGAACCCAAGAAGTAAACGCCGTGTCTATACCGGAAACAAAACTGACCGCCGTAGGCCTAACCAACGGACAACTCACCTATGATAAGGATAAATTCCCCAATGCCGGGGGATGCAACCATCCGAATCAAGTGAACCTTGCGGACGTGGAGAGCTTTTTCTCCGCGCCCGCCGGGGCTAAAATTCAGCCCCAGCTACTGCGTTGGAGGTTCTTCTCAACCATGTACGACATGAAGGAAGGGAGGGAGCCGCGGGTTTCTCTCCCCTCCCTCTTCACCCGTACCTATAAGAAGTGGGAAGGCCAGGGGTGGCTGCCTCTGGTGAAGCGGGCACTCCCTGCCTTCGTCCCCTCCGTCAAGTTCCTCGGTGCGCCCAAAGAGTTGGACGGCATGTACTTCTCCAATAAGAAGCAAGTCATGACCGATTTCTATTCTTGGGAACATACCGGAATATTTGGGATAGATATTGACCGTGGCCATGATGGGAATACGGATGATGCGGATGCTCTCTTCTCCACTGCCCAATCCATTCTTCCCACTATTCCCGGATTCCTCTTCGCATATACCAGCCCCAGCGGCGGGATTAAGGCGTTGTTCCGTATCTCCGCATCCTATACTCAAAAGCTCAACAACCCCGGAGCATCCACGGATTCCACGGATAAAACGGCTACCGAGGTTGCGGAGGAACTGCTGGACAAGCGTCTCCTTCTCCATAGTGCCATCTACCACTATATCGCGGAGACCGTGGAATCCCGGACGGGACTATTCACGGACCCGCGATGCGATGACCCTGCACGTCTCCAATACATCTATTGGGGCCAGTACATCGCGCCGTTAGGGGATGAGGCTCCCTACTTTACCTTACCCTCTGACACCGGGGAACTGATTGCCAAGTATGGTAAGAAGAAAGCACCGAGGACCCGCTCCTGCAACCGTGGACTGCGCGAAGGCGAAGTGTTGCCGCAGGTGTTCCGCGACTTCGCTAACTGGTTGGAAAATAGAGGACACGAGCCGGAGGCGACCGCGGTACGTGGGATGCTTAGGACCAGACCGGATGGTAATAACCGTCTCTACAACTACTGCCCCTGTTGTAAGGAAGCATGTACCAATGCTCGCCAGAATACGGACCTCATGCTGGAAATCAACTTGGACTTCCCTCTTCAATCGTTCTTCTTCTGTCTTCACGGCTCCTGTCAGGACCGGAAGAAGGTGAAGCTCCCGATGCAGAAGTTGTGGAAGATATATACCACGGACCTCGAAGCCAGAGAGAACTACGAAAGCGAATGCGATGACAAGAACCAGTTGGAAGTCTATCCGTGGGCCAGTTCCCTTCCTCTGATGGAATGCGCACAACGTGGTCTTGACGTTAATAACCGAGGGACTAAAGGACTGCCTGAACGTAGTGAAATTGACTACAACGGATTGGCATACCTCCATGTGAAGAAGGATGGAACTCCGCGGATTACGATTGACAACCTCCGCATCATGTTGCAAGGCCTTGGCTACCTTCCCGTGCGCAACTTGTTGCGTGATTCCAATGAGTTGCTCGACCTCAATACAGGTAAGTTCTATAACACGGACAAGGACACGCTAGCCACACTCACCGCATGGTGGGAGAGGCTTACGGATGGAGCACACACTCCGCTCAAGTATTTCTCCGACGCGTTCTATGCGCTCTGCCCTCGTGCCTCCTATCACCCGCTTGCCACACTCGTTTGTTGTAACGAATGGGACGGGCAGGACAGGTTGTCCGAGTACTTGAGCCTTCTTCCCATGAATCAGGAGCACCCGGTTCCCCAAGCCCCCGAAGGCATGGAGCCATTTACTCCCGACACATGGAGAGATGCAGTTCTCACTACGTGGCTCGTCACCGTATGGCGACGGCTCATCCTCCATATCACCGGACGAGATTCCGAGATTCCGCAGAACTACATGCCCATCTTTGTCGGACCTCCCGCTACGGGTAAGGACAAGTGGGCAGACAACCTCTTCGGAAATATTAAGGGCTTAATGACAGACGTGCAGGACATGTCCTCCCAAGGTGTTGACCTCTCCATGCTTCTCTCCCAGTTGGTGGTGCTCAAGTGGTCCGAAGTGGATGACATCCTACAGAACCGCAAAATGAGTTCCCGCATTAAGAAGCTTATCACTTCCAACGCTTCTACGGACCGAAGGAAGTATGCGGAGAACCTGTCAGACTTCCAGCACATCGCCAGCTTCATTGGCTCTACCAACGATGACCAGCCGCTCATTGACCCCACAGGGAACCGTCGATTCATCCTCCTATATACGGGCTACCCGGAGACGCAGGAACGAGCCTTCGATGCTACGTGGGAACGAGTGGACCGTATGATGGCTATTGACAAGGTACAGCTTTGGGCGCAGATTAAATACATCTCGGACCATGCGGGTCCCGGTGAATTTACATGGAGAAAGCTTACCGACGTGTCGGAAGACTTCAACAAGGAATACGGTGTTGACCTTGGAAGTGAAGAATACCTCGCCAATATGGTTCGTCCGGTCGATTACAAGTGTGACAAGACGAAGGATGGTTCTGACATTGCTAGGGCCTTCTATGAGCAAGTATCTACACCCAAGGCTCTTCTCCGGTACATTAAGGCGCAACAACAGGATAGGGCCTTCCTCGACATCAAGGAACCCACGGCATCCGAGACTAAATCGTTTACGAACGCCCTCGGAAGCGTTTACGCTAACTGCAACGTGAATGTCAAGTTCACGGATTCAACGCAGATTGTGCGTAAGAACACCTCCTTCCGTCGCATGACCTACTTAATGGTTGAGGACTGGTTGAGGGTTTTGGATGCGGAATCTAAGGAACGATGGTACGCAAGATTCCCTGAATGGAAGGAAAGAGACTTACATGTAGAACTGTAAGAGAAGGAGTTACAACTCCCTCAAAAATTTCTTCCAAAAACTTCTTGACAAAAATCTAATCTTTGATACATTGGCCTCGTCACCGGGATTCCGGGGCGGGGCCAATCCCGTTCCGCTAATCCCATAGAATACAA